CGTATGCCCTCCATTATCTGCGCATCACTATATAGCATTTGCCCGTTCTCGTGCCGCACAATAGCCTTTATCAACGCGCAAAGTACAGTATCATTGTGCAAATCTAACTCCGCCACCGCGGTGTATCCTGTTTGCATACAGATGCTATCAATATATGCCGCACTATCGTTTTCCACTGGTGGCGCATATCTATCAACAATACCAGCAACAGTGCAGATGCCGTATTTATCGTGGTATGTTTTAAGCAACCGTGCCAGCGCACGCAGACCATATTTAGGGGTAATAAAAACACAAAACGCCCCGTCGCTTGGGGGTGTTGCCAACCCGCGCCATGGTGTACCGTCGTACCGTATATTGCCGGGGTTGTTATTGCGTATGCCGCGTGGTTCATTTTGCATTTTTGCCTCCCTTAAATAATCCTGTTATATTTGCGCCCAGTGTCGCGGCAAGGAACAACCCAACAACCTCGGCATCATATCCGCATGCGGCTAACACAATAGCAGTAAGCCCAAACACCGCACAGGCACATTTTTTTGCGCTTGGGGTGCCAGTTGCATCGTTAAGCAACCCAAGCAAGTACACAGTTATTTTTTTCATTTTATACCGTCCTTTATCAGCAATTTCACATCGCCGCGTATCTCATACAAAGATTCCTTGATAATTTTTATATCCGCCTCTATCGTGTCCGTCCGCCGTTCCAGTTGCCCTAGGCGGGTATCTGATGCGCTGTTGTGCGATTCCATACGCACCACAAACCCAACCAACGCCGCGGCAAGGCAATATAAAAGGCGGCTATCTAGCCGCACCCGTACACCGTCTTTATTGCTATTGTTTCCCATTTAATCCCCCTTTGTTCTAGTTGCCTCTATTTGGGTCTTGTACCCAGAACTGGTCAAAGTATGTTTCGCGGACTTCACAACCCATAAGCCGCCCGCATCGGCGCGTAATCCTTGCACATTTATTAAACTTTCCGCCCCAATCAAAGGATTGCCTACAATATCAAGCGATAATGTATGCGTGCCGCTTGTTGTTTCCTGCAACTTTGCCTTTGCCGCCGCCCGTGCGCGTTCAGCATTTGTATAGATATCACGCAGGGTAAATGTGGGGCCACCGGTGCCAACGGTTATTTGTTTTTCCTCTGCCGCATCAAAGTCGTAATATTTTGCCGTAATTTTTCCATATTTTCCGCGTTCACTTATGCGCATACGATAACTTGATATATCAGTTATCGGTATTTCCTGCATGGGTGAGCCGTCGGGGAATTTGCCCGATAGCGGTTCAATAAATAGTAATTTGCCACCGGCAATCTTTACAGATGCACCATAATCAGATGCAAGCCGTTGTATAAACGCGCTATCGCTTTCATCTGCCTGGTCTATATGGTCTATGTGTATTTGTTTGTATCCCGCCGCAACGCTTTCTTGCAATCCATACCGCCGGGCAATCGTTTGCACAATGCCAACCAATGTTTGCTTTTCCCAGGAATACGACCGCAGGGCCTTGATTGCACCAATTTCATTCATTGCCGCATCTGTGGCGCGGGCTGTTAGCGTTAGTGTTTGCGGAGGGCATTTACACTCTACCTCGTCCACTATAAAACGCCCCATAGGGTATAAATCCTTATACCCCAGCGCAACCTGCAATTCTGCGCCGCGCGGCGGTATCTCAAACACACAATCCCTGTCGTCCAGTTCTAAGGTCAGGCAATCTGATACAACACCTATCTCATCGGTTATGGATAATGATAATAACCGCCCGTTTATTAAATCTGTAATATCGGCGTTATTTGCCAAAATTGTAAAATTTGGTTTCATTGCCACAGTTTGATTTTGTTTGTATTGCTGGGCTGTGTTATATCCGGCAGTGTAATTTTTACCCCGGCAGGTAAAGCCGCATCATATTGCACCAAATGCCGGTTAGCATCTAACACGCGTTCCAATATCCCGGCCGTTGCCCCATAATGCCGCCAAACAATATAATCCAGCGTTTCATTATCTTTTGTTATATATTCCGCCATTACAAAGCCTCCGCCGCTTGTTGCACCACGCCCAGCAGGCCGCGTTGCTTTTCCTCGCCATACCTTTTCAAAGTCATTGAAAATACGATTTTGCGGGCCGTTCCGTCTTTCATAAACACAGATTGCGTTTCATTTATACTTGTTATGCACCAGCGGCCAAAGGCTTGCCCGTTGCCACTGATAAGCAATAGCGGCACGCCCAAGCCAGCCTCGGTACGCATCAATGTTATTTGCCGCAATCCACCCTTGAATTGGGGATATATCGTCCCCTCCAATGTGATGGTTTCCGTGCCATTGCCAACGAACTGTATCGCCGTGTCAGCCCCAAGCCGTTGCAGTTCTTCCCATTTATATTCGGTCGCGCGTTCCAAAGACTGATATGCGGCATTAGATATACAAAACCTGTACGCCCCCAAAAGCATCATCATGTTGATGCCCAGGGCCGAATTTAGGTTCAGATTTCCGCCCACCGCCTTTGATAAATCGCCCAAACTGGTTATTGCCATTGTTTTACCTTTTATCAGTCATAGTTTGCCGACCGTTCGCGTCGCCGCGCCTGTTCTTCACGCGCATTTAGTTCCCGTGCCACCGTGTTTGCTATATCCTCGGTTGACATGCTGGGGCTGGCGTTTATGGTAATAGGTGCATTTACCGATACATTGCTGGTTGCCGTGCTATTAGATATTTCACTACGGGGCAATTCAACAGCCGGTGTTGCGGATATTTGATTTACAACGGAGGAAACTGTATCGCCAACTTTTGGCGGTTGCGTTTCTTGTTTGTCGCTACCACCAAAAGCCCAATTCCACGCCTTGCCAACCCAACTGTCTTTTACCCACTGTTTGATGCCGTTAAATATCTCTTTTGCCTTGTTCCATAGATTTACAACCCAATTCCACACATTTTTGAAAACCGCAACAACGGGTTCAAACAGGTTCTTAAAAAATGCCGATATAGGTTTCCAATACTTTATCAAAAGGAAAGCACCCGCCGCGATGCCCGCAATAATAAGGGTCAACGGGTTCGTCAAAAATGCCGCGCCAACTGATTTAATAATGGGTATCAAGGCTGATAAGCCCAGGCGCACCAGTGAAAATGCGGTGCGTGCCTGCGTGAATATGCTAATTATGGATAACACGCCACCTTTTAGGAAAGTAAAACCATACCCCAGCGCAAAAGATGCAATCTTAAAACTTCCAAGCCCAGCAACCGCCATGCCAATGTATTTTATCAGCGTTGGGTGCTTCTCGGCAAAGTCTGCTAAACTATTGGCGGCTTTACCAAAAATGCCGATAACGCTGTTTATGGCAGGTAAGAGGGTTGAGCCAATATTGGTTGCCAATACCGCCATTTGATTGCGTAGCAACTGTATGTTGTTTTCGGTTGTGGCCGAGCGTGCGGCAAATTCTTTATGCATACTACCGGAATATGCGGTGGCATCGGCTACAAGGTTAAAGTTGGCTTTTAATGTATCAAGCCCCTCAACAAGCGAATTGATGTGCCGGGTTGCCTGTTCGCCGAACATATCTTTCATTATTTGCGAACGCTTGACCCCTTGCACCTTGCCCAAGGCTTCCAAAACCGTGAGTAATGCCTCCTTTCCTTGTCCAGACTCCACCATAGTGGTGTAATCTTTCATAGATATTCCCAACTGGTTAAATGCATCACGCGCCGCGCCACCTGATACAGGTATCAGTTTCAACCGGCTTGCAAGCATATTTATAGCCGTGCCGGCAATCTCGGGGCTTTTTCCCATAGCCACAAAAGTACCGGCAAGGGCGGAAATCTCGTTGTATGCTAACCCAAAACTTTTACCCATGGCACCGGCACGCAAATTTACCTCTACAATTTCCGGCGCGGTTGCCGCAATGTTATTTGATAAGTGGTTTATAACATCGCCAACCTCCGACATTGAGCTTATCGGCATCTGCAAAACATTGGAAAGTTTTGCCATAGATTGCCCGGCCTCATCAGCGGATATATCAAAGGCAACCGACATTTTCGCGGCAGTTTCCGCAAAGTCCGCCAGTTGCTCTTTTGGCACACCTAACTGCCCACCGGCCGCGACAATTTGTGCCAGCCCGTCCAATGATAGCGGTATGCTCTTGGATAGATTTTTAATATCTGCCTCCATTTGCCGCAACTCTTCCGGACTATCAAAATCAACCACTTTTTTTACATCGGCCATGGCAGATTCAAACGCAACTGCCGGTTTAATCATCTCGTACATCGAGGTGCCGAGAGCCACCATGTCCATTATTTGTGAACGATATGTGGCACGGTTGGATAAATTGGCTTGCTTTTTTGCCTCTATTGCCGCCAGTGATGCCTGCCGGTTTTTAAGCGTTTTAAGTGCCTGTCCCAGTCGTGTTTGCTCTGTATTTAGTTGTTTTGTATCAACCCCCGCCTGTTTTAACGAGGCGGACATTTTACGCAAACTGTTGCTATTTTGTGTGTATGCGTCCTTTGCCAGCGCAGCCTCTTTTTTTGCGTTGCGAAACTCCGCACGCATTTTTTTGCTGGGGCTTTCTGTCCCACGCATTTCCTGCGCCAACCGTTTTACCTGTGCCTCTGCATTTTTCCACTGTTGATAAGCGGATACGGTATCTGTGCGCAGGCTACGGAATGCGGTAATGTTTGCGCTTGTGCTATCTAGCGATTTAATAGCATTGCCCAATATGCCAAGTTGCTTTTGGGCGGTGCCAAAAGCCCCGGCAAACCCAGCACCCAATTCGGCTTTAATAGCAACAGAAACGGCGGTTTGTACTGCCATAATTCAAGATTCCTTGATTTTTGTATGTTAATTTGGTTAATCTATGCATGTCTGGTAGCAAACTGCAATGAAAGCCCGATTATGTCGGGCTTTTTACATACCTATCTCGTTATGCAACGCAACAGCCGCCGTGTGCCATTTGTAAAAATCTTCCTCGTCCATATTCAGGATTTCAGAAAGCGGCCAATGTGTGATTTTGGATAATACTATTATCTCGCGCCGGAGGTTGCCAGCGAGCCGAAAAAACCGATATAAACCTTTTGTACTTTTGCATAATCGGTTTCGTCCAGTTCTTCCAATACTTGTGGCGGAACATTACACAGATTGGCAAGCAGGCGTATTTCTTTTTGTTCGTCCGATGCCTGCATGCTAGATACGGCCAGGCGGTCTTTTACTTTGGAACGGCGCATTGTCAATTCAGCATATTCAGTGCCGTCAATAACAACTGGGTATTGTAATTTAATTGTTTGCATTTTTGCCCCCTTTTTAATAAAAAACAGCCCCATAATTGGGGCTGTTTTGTGTGTCATTATAATTAGTTGTTTATGCTTAAATAACCGTCTTCAGTGAGCTTGTTGTCCGATATAATTCCTTGGTTTTGCAATAATTCTATGGCTTTTTCTAAATTATCCCTAATATAGGATTTCAATGTTATTGCCCGTTTTTGCAATACATTAACAGGCACGACCTCGCCAGGTCGTATGCCCATATCTTTTATTTGCTCCCGCAAGTATTCTGCCACTAAATCAACCACAGTTGCAGGTTCAATTCCATTAACGATATAGTACCCACTTTCAGTCAATTTACCATTGCTTATTATGCCCATTCCTTCTAATTCTTTGTAAGCAGCAGATAAATTATCGGATATATAGGGATAACGCATGGCTCTTTTTTGTATTGCTTCAAAAAGAATTGCCCCATTTTGTTTAATATCCATATCCGATAATTGCCGCATTATAAATTGTTTTGCATCTTCCATAACTTAAATCCTTTTCTTATGTCAACATAAGCATATTATATAATGTTGATAAATGCAAGTTATATACCCAGTGCCGCGCGGATTTCAGACATTTGGTCTATGCCATTTATCACACGCGTCATATTTGCCACATCAACTTCAACAACCTTGTTGCCACCAATTTCCAACGAGTAATATTGGCAGGCAACACTGCATTGCAAGGTGCTTAAATCCCCAGCCTTAAATGTGCCAAAGTCCATTTCCTTATACATACCACGCACACTTATTACCATTGGTGTGGTGCTATCGTTATCAACCAGCGCACCGCGCAATGTTAATTGCACGGCGTTGCCGGATATAAGCCCGAATTGCTTAATCAATTCCGGGTCGTATTCAACCAAAGTAAAAGAGCATTCCAATGCTTCCATACCCAGGTCAACAGATACAGGCGCGTCCATGCCTCCTGCGCGCAATTCTTCCGCCTTTATCGTAAGTTTCGGCGGGTTAACCTCTTGCGCACGCCCAGCATACCCGCGCCCGTCCACAAACAAGTTAAAGTTTTTTAATATTTTCGTCATTGTTTGCCCCCTTGTTATTCAAAAATTTCTTCCAGGTATGTGCCAACCATGCGCGAACGGAAAGTTATGTGTTCCGCCGGGTAAGGTGGTGTGAAATCAAAATCAAATGAAACTTTGCCTTGTTGTACTTGGTCTGGTGTATTCAAACTGGCATCAGTCCAGCATTCGCCACCAATAATTGCCCCAATGTTTTTCAGATAACGCAGGTAGTTATTCACGCCCTCGCAAACATCGGCACAGTATGTTTTGGTAATGTTGCGGTCAACAGCCCACAAGTGCGCACGCAATAAACTATCGTTTATCATATCGGCCGTGCGCCGCACACCAAAGAAACGCCATTTGGCATCTGTGCTTGTTGTGTGGTTGCCCCATAACCTAAACCCGTCTTGCTGTATGATTGTCGCAACATCATTTTCGTTCAGATAATTTGCAACGCATACCGGATCGCCCAGTGTAAAATCAACTGGCTTTGATACACCGGCAATGCCGTTTATCGTGGAATTTGACGGCGACCACCAAAAGCCGCGTTCATTATCAGATTTTGCAATGATGCCCGCAATGCGTCCACTTGCAGGCTCTTCTACAATATCAGTTCCCTTATAAACCTTAACCCATGGATAAACACAATAAACGCGCGGCGAAGATAAGGTTTTGCGATATTTTACCGCATCTTCCTTTGTCCCATTTGGGCAATCGGCAATAACAACTGCCCGCAATCTATCTGCAACGGTTTTTAGTTCCTCAACCACAGGATTTGGCGCATTGTCCTCATGTTGATGCGTAAAACCGGGCGCAATTAAAATGCGGGGCTGTACCCCGCATTCAGATTGTGCCGCAACAAGGCATTGCGCCCCCCTATATGTGCCGTCCGTATTAGTACCACCCACAATATCGGTTTGTGTTATCTTGGTCGCATCAAGTTTCCCGTCCTCGTCCAAATGATTTTCGTTTGCCGGGTCTGCAACATTTACAACCACCACCATTGCACCTGCTTGATTAAATATTGCATCAAGTGCCGCCGGTATTGTGTACCCGTCTTCATCTTCGCCAAATACCTTTACCGCCTCGGCGCGGCTCCCAATTATCAAAGTTGGGGTATTAACAGGGCCTTGGGGCGCGGTGCCAACCAAGCCAATAACAGAAGACGCGACCGTTTGAATTGGTCGCGTTCCGTCATCTAGTTCAATAATTTCAATCCCGTGTAAAAATTTATCCGGCATCATTTTCTCCTTTGTTTTCTTCGTTTGGTATAAGTCCGTGTTTGCGCAAAATATCTTCAATATCAGATACAAGAGCCAAAGTGCCAGCCTTGGCTGGGATTTCAATGTCAGCACCGTTGTTTAGTTTCTTGGTAAATGTATTGGCCCATCTTCCATAAGATGCACCCAAAGTTAGATT